GAGCGTGAGAGGGCGTTTTAGAGCGTTTTTTGCGATGGTCGAAAACTGACCACCTACTACTTTCTATGATTTCTTTCAGTAGACCCATTTATCTTTCTTTATTAATAATAATATTATCTATAGTATTAAGAATATTATCTATTTTAGAACATCTTGTATATAGAACATGCTTATTACAACTATGTTTTATAACTATTCTCTGTAGGTAATAATTTGCTGATTGTATTTCAATAAAAAAATCTAGGAATAATCAGCGAAAAAGGGGGTTTTCGCGAGAATTTTTCTGCTGACACTCTGACGAATAGATCATGTCAGTTCGTGCAAGTTGATACAAAGGTAAACACAACTTTACTTGTGCTTCGTGAGTGTAGCCACGAAGTTAGGATAGCCTAAGTTAAGTTAGGTAGTGGGTACTACGTGAGTAGGGGCACGCAGCCTAGAATTGATTTGTGACTGGGGTCATATGATGCACGTCACGCGAGTTGGAGGGGGTATGAGTTGACAGAGTGACAGGATTTTCTTTACACATTTGACCGGGGGCGCATAATTTGACAAATTCAGGAAAACATGATAGAGGAGCATGGGAGGGGATTTGGGGGCCCCTCGACTTGACAAATAGAAAATCAAATGGTATATGGGGAGAGGAGGGGGCGGGGGTGTCATACCCCCGCGTGTATTTTCAGTGCATACCCACCTTTCTATGGGTCAAGTCACGTTGCTTACTCAATGATTGGCTGCTAAGATATGAGTATCGACAACGAACGGAGGGAAAACATGAACTTACACCTACAACCCAGCGAGTTCATCGCCTCGGCAACCCACAAAGGATCGCCACATACAACATGGTCCCCGGCACTGTCGTACGCCTCAGAAACGGCATCTTCGTGCTTGTCGATGCCTCAAAGGGGCCTCATCAGTGGCTTGCAGCCCGCACTGGTCACTACCTTAGCCACGAACAGTTCGCGGCCCGGATACACAAAGACACCACCAACCTGCCCGTGATCCTGTTTGACCCTTTGGACACGGACACGGACACGGACACCAACACAGACAAGGAGAACAACAATGACTGAGCTTGACCCGCTCATCAAGGCATTCGTCAAAACTCTTGAGGAAGCCAATATCATCACCACCAACACATCCGACCTCACCAGCACGCAGTTTGAGTGCTTCACTCCTGAGTGCCTACGAATCGTGATGGACTCCCTCGACATCGAGCCAGGCACTGTCATCTGTGTCGGCGGCTGGGAAGCAATGCGTGTCGTTGGTAATGGCAGCCACAATGAGTTGGTGTGGGTCGGATTCGACGGTCGTACGTACACCCACGAGGAGTTCGCTAATACTGTTCGTTCGACTCATGATGTCGTGCGTGTCGTCCACTATGGGATTATCTGATGAAGAACACCATCGAACTGGCTGCTGAGTTTATCCGCCGCGCTGCATTTGTCGATGCTCACGCACTACTGAAGGATGAGTACAAGAATCCCTCCCAGACGCAGTACTACGCCCTGTTCAGGGATCATGATGATGCGAGGGCCATTAATGAGGCACTGAAGCATGTTGCTGACATGCTCGGGTGCATGACGTCTATTGAGTATCAAAGGCTCACGATTGTCGGTGAAGAGGCAGCAGTCAATATTGTTAGGCACGTGTGGCAGACAGCTCTCAAAACCTATGAGACCACACTGAATGAGCGGGTGTCGAAGGCGAATGTGAAGAGCCGAGAAGAGTGGTCGGATGACTATATCCTTGGTTTCTTTGAGGGCCTTACTGCCCGGCACTCATATGCTCACCCGAGGATTCTTGGACTGCTTGATGGTTTGGAAAAGGAGAAGAATGATGACTGACGTTGATAAGTTGCTTGAGGGTATTTCTACCTTGGTGCGCAGCGAGCTTGAAGATAATCCGGAGTTGAGCGGGACTCAGTTTCAGATTCTCGATAGGGATTTGAATACCACTGTCGTTGATGCCACGAGCTTTTCTTCTGGTGTATTGATGAATATGGGCGGCTGGGAGGTCTTTTGCATTCTTAATAGTGAGTTTGAGAGGCGTTGGATTGCCTATAGTGGTGAAATTTATAATGACTACGAGTTTGCGGAACTTGCTCGCAAGTGCAATGGAAAGGTGATGGTGATTCATGGAGGCCTGTGAGTTTAAAGCATACGAGTTCCTGTCGAAGGATTACATGACGTTTGATGCAGGTGAGTTGCCTGACGGCACTGTCGTGAATATGTCTGTTTGGGCTTTCTTCAAGCTGGATAACCCCGACATGACACAGGCAGGTTCCATACGAATGAGGAGCTTGCGGCTATTCTGAGGGATTACACTAGTTCTATCCAGGTGGTGGATGCGTGTGATCTGCATTGATGATGTGTTCACTGAGCCCGAGCAAGCGTTTGTCCGCTATGACTTGGAGACAGCGTGGGATGACTCTGAAGCCTTTACTGTCGAGGTTGGGGTGCCCTTGAAAGAGGCACCATACATGATGGTTCTAGAGGTTACTGTGGACCCTGTTAATGAGTTGGTGATAATTGAAAGGAGTCGGGCATAGCATGCTGCTGAATGATTGAGCCTTACATTGTCGAATACAAACTGAAGGAGAATCGAAATGTTGAATACACTGTACGCTGTATGGGACTTGGACTGTGATGACCCTGGCATCATTGGTCTTTTTGAAACCAAAGATGAGGCTGATGCTTATGCGGCATATGCAACACATGAGTATTGCCGTGCAATGACTGTTGTCGAATATCTTGCATCTTGCAAAGGAGAATAAGAACAAATGAACCGTAAGCTGGTTGCCATTACAGGTGCACTCATGCTGTTTCTTGGGGCTTGTACCCCGGCCCAGACGGCCTCGTACAACCTGAGCAATGATTCGGATAACTTCCGCGTGATGCGCAGGGTTGTCTTTGTCAATGGCATCACCGATAAGTACCTTCTCAGCATCGAAGGTTTGTGCTCGATCACGAAGGATAAGGGGGATGCCCAGCTTGAGGTCACCTGTAAGACGGGTGACGGAGAGTACAAGAAGCATTATCTGGGTATCTCAGATAACGTCACTTACTTCGTGGAGCAGATGGACCCTGCGTCTGTCGATACATTCCACTACAAGGTGCAGTTCCGTCCTGAAGAGCTGCTGCCTGATGTCGATGTGCAGGTCAGTGGAGGCGATAACTGATGCTTATTAAGTTCAGTGAGCTGCCTATTCCGTTTGGTCGTCTTGCGCTTGGTGCTGTTCTGATCGATACAGAGGGTAATAGGTACTTTAAGGTGGTTACTGAGGAGTATGAGTACTTCTGGGTGAATCAGATGGATATTCTTCTTAGTTCTGGTATGTCGGATGATCTAATGTCTAAGACTGTCGAGGAAGATTGGATGGTGCTGGTGTGATGAATAGCGTTCAGTACATTGGTGAGGGTAAGTTCGTCGTCACTGAAGAGTGGCTTCGTGAAGTCTTTTCACAGGCAGTGAGCATGAACGTTGCTGACTATCTGGGAGTAGATAACTGGCCGGGTTGGTGGGACATGGACGAGGCCCTTGAAGAGCTATACCCTGATTATGCTCAGGACTATGATTCGTGCCGGGGTGTCGCTGAAGCAATTATCTATGACTGGATGAATAAATGAGAGCAAGGCTGACTAAAGATTGCTATTGCTATACCTGTGGTAGGGGCTTTAACTATCTTGGTATTGCCAGCCATAGGGCTTCACATCGTCGTAGGCGTGAAGATTGCACCATTAGGTTTACATATGGTGACGTTAGGAGTTGGAAGTACTCTGAACTGAAAGGAGAAGACTAATGAATGCTGAACTGGCCAATCTGACTAAGGAAATTGGTAGGATTGCTAAGACTAAATCGGACAGTGTCGAGTGGGATAAGGTAGCAAAGTTTAGTGAGATTGTTCTGATTTTCGACAGTCCTGAGCTAGAAAGCCTTAACTACCACCAGTTTCAAGATGTTGTTGAAATTTATGCTATTGCACACTCTCAGAGAGATGATGGCGACTGGAACGCTGTACAGTTGTTTGCAAAAATGATGCTCCAGATTGATAGAGCAATGGTTGAAGCATGATGGGCATTAACGAACGACGCATTGTCCTAGAAATCAAGACTATAGCTAATCTTGAACATCGCCACAACCCCTACAATTCTAGTTGGGGCCTTGTATTGGAAGGAGAAAAGTAATGAACAACCAGGAATACATTGACACCTTTGATGAGGTGCGAGATGGCTACAAGAAGCTTCACACGATGTCCCTTGATAAGGTGAAGATCCTGCATATAGAGGGTGTCGGCAAGCGAGAAGTTGCAACTATCGCGAGTTGTGAGGACTTCAATGGGATTACGCGCAAGGGCAGTATCGTTGTCACCGAGAACCACGGGACTTATCTGAAGGTGACTGACCAGCATTGGGTGACGGTTAACCGCTTTGAGGCTGAAGGTATCCGGCATGATGGTGACGTAATCCTGGAACAGGATTACGTCAATGTGTTGATTGATCCAGGTCACGAAGCATAGTGTTTGTACTAGTGCTATGCTGAACATATAACTGAATAGCCTCTCAGTACCTTGCAAGCAAGGGACGGTGAACACTGGGAGGCACCACCCCCTTGTGGCGGAACAGGAAGACGCGCTCGGCTCAAACCCGGGTTCCAGTAAGGAGTATGAGTTCGACTCTCATCAAGGGGACTACCACAATGAAAGGAGAAACAACATGAAACTTCGACTGACCGACTACAACGACAACACATACATGGACACTGACGGGTCCTGTGAGCTGTGCATGTACACAGATCTCCTCGACCATCCAGAGTTCCAGTTCACCGACAGCTACGGCGGTGTGCATGACATTAGCGGCTGGGAGTCTGATTGGGGGCATCACAATATCAAGTACAACGTGAATGTGCCACTGTTCACTTACTGGCTGCACGACGCAGAGTTCAAGGAGCTGGATGAGCTTGCGCAGGAGGCACGACTGCACGGCCTAGGGGCGAATGAAATTGACCCTTGGGACACTGCCCTCGACGCTATCCTCTGGAGCGCAAGTGACCAGAGCAGCGAGGAAAAACTCAACAAAGCCCTCTCGTGGGCGATGGTTGATAAGACGGCCTGAGACAGCGCGCCTCTGATCTCAGGAACACGTACTAGGAGGGTTCGTCCTTCCAGGTACGGGCCTTGTGCGGGCTTACAACATGCACAGTGAGGGCCTGTCGAACATAAAGATAGGCCCTCACTTTATTACCAGCAAAGAGGAAGGAGAAAGAAATGCGACCTTACAGGCAGCATGACGGCGACGCGGGGGCAGACTTGGAGGCGAAGATCCCATACATCATTTACCCTCATGAGACCATCATGGTGAAGACGGGCTACACGCCGCAAATGTTCGACATCCCCGGAGAGGCTGTCGGCCTTGTCTTTGCCCGCTCGTCGCTCCACAAGAAGGGCCTGATCCTCGCCAATGGAGTCGGTGTGATCGACTCCGGGTATGAGGGTGAGGTTCTTGTGCCGCTGCATAACCTGACTAACAGCCCTGTCGTTCTTGAAGAACACGAGCGCATTGCGCAGATCGTGGTCCTGCGACTGGAAAGCCTGTCTGGATTGTACGTTGAGCCTGCTTTGTCCACGAAAGAACGTGGTAAGGGTGGCTTTGGTTCGACTGGAAAGTGAGAAGAAGTTGAGCATTACTGTTTACTCTAAGCCTCGTTGCCCTCAGTGTGTGGCGACGTACCGCAAGCTGAATGGGCTGGGTGCCCCGCACGAGAGTGTGGACGTGTCTGAGGACGCTGAGGCCCTGTCGTTCATTCAGAGCCTCGGGTACAGTCAGGCCCCTGTCGTTGTTGTGAAGGATGCCAAGGGAGCTATCGTGAAGCATTGGTCGGGGTTCCGCCCTGACATGATCAAGAAGGAGGCTGGCAAGTGAGTAAGATCGAGAATCCTGTGAAGCTGGAAGCTGCGCGTGCGCGGATGGCGAATGCGCGAGCGTCGCGAAAGAAGATGGATTACCCGGCTGATGTCGAGGCTCGTCTTGATGATTTTCGAGCGCTTGTGCTTGCGCAATTCATTGACGCGGGCCTGTCGGCGTTCAAGGATGGGCGCAAGGTTGGGGGACACTCGGATCGGTATTTCTACAATAAGCTGGTCCGTGGCAGTCTGAATATCAAGGACATGATCCTGCTGAATGATTACCTGCCTATCGACTGGACGCTTATTTTGAAGGCGATGCGGCGTCCGAAGGATGTTCTGCGGCCTGTTGATACTGAGCCTGCGCCTGTTGATGTCGTGTTCGCTGATCCGGGTGATGATCCGTTTGCTGCTTTCTTTACTGATGTGGATGGTGTGTGATGGAACCGAGTCTGTTTGAGTTTGCTAGGGGCATTGGTAGTATTGGGGCTTTTAAGGTCATTAGGCTGCTGGCTCGTGAGGGTTATCTGAAGCGCCGTGGTGGTATTAATGTGCCAACACCGAAGGCTGAGGGTCTGCTTGGTGTGCGTCGTGCTATCACTCGTGGCGGTAAGCGCCCGAGCTACCACTGGCAGACATATGTGACCCCGGAAGGGGAGAAGTTCTTTGCTGATATGATTGAAACGGAACTGAGAGACTTCGGACACTGGGAGTTGAAGAGATGAATTGGCAAGACCTCGTTGCCGACACGAATATGTGGATTGACAACTATGATGAGGGGCGTGGTGGTAACTCTCTTGATTGGGTTGTTGTCCACCATAACGCTGGTAAGGCGATGAGCTTTAGTGGCGTGTATGGTGCATTCAGCTCAAATGGTACAAGTGCGCATTATGATGTGGACGTTGATGGCAATATTTGCCAGTATGTCCATGACTCCGACACGGCGTGGCATTGCCCGGGCACGAACAAGAAGTCGATTGGTATTGAGCATGCGAACTCCACTGGTGCTGATGGCGGGTGGGACATTAGTGAGGAGACGCTGGATGCTGGTGCGCACCTCACTGCCGCCTTGTGTCGTGGTTACGGCTTGGGCCGTCCGCAGTGGCGAGTGAACGTCTTCCCTCATAGCGACTTCTACTCGACTGAGTGCCCGGCTTCGCTGCGTGATACGTATGCGAATGAGTACATTGAGAAGGCTCAGCAGTACTACGACGACCTTGACCTTGAGCTGTTGAACAAGGAGGGCTGGGTGTCGCAGGATGGTGGCTGGTGGTATCGGCTGCCTGCTGGCAACTTCGAGACTGGCTGGTTCCCTGTCGCCGGTTCGTGGTACTACGCCAATGCGAAGGGCTGGATTCAGGTTGGCTGGCAGCACATTGATGGCCACTGGTACTACCTGCACCCAGTTCATGATGGGCGTTATGGTGCTATGGAGACCGGTTGGGTGAAGGATGGCGAACACTGGTTCTACCTGAACTCGAAGGGTGAGATGCAGACCGGCTGGGTGCAGCTTAAGGGTAAGTGGTATTACCTGGAAGCTAATGGTGCTATGCGTACCGGGTGGCTGTCGTATCAGGGGGATGATTACTTCTTGACTGATACGGGCGCTATGGCTGTCGGCTTGTGCCAGACCCGTCTTGATGGTGGATGCTCGATCTTCGGTGAAGACGGCAAGCTTATCCACGGTCGGATGACGGTTGAGCAGGATGCTGATGGTATTGTGAGGCTTGTCGCGCAGCACTGAGAATTAAACAAAAAGCCTTGGATGCTACTCAAGTGTCCAGGGCTTTTTGTGTGTCCGCGTTTTGTATAATGGTGCCAAGGAGGTTTCTTGAGATGAAGAATGTCGTTCTTACTACTGATCGTACGAAGTGGCTGATTCTCACCCCGGAGCGTCGCAAGGCTCTCTATGGCCTGTTCGCCGCGATTGGCATGGTGGGTGTTGCCTATGGTGGCTGGACTGCTGAGTCCTGGGGGCAGTGGTCTGCTGTTGCTCAGCAGGTCTTGTCTGTGATCGGCCTGCTCGTCGCAACTGTTCATACTGGCGGTACCTACCTGGCACCCGCCTATGGGACGATTGATGGCGGCAACAACTAACAAGATGTGGCCCTGTCGCTTAGGTGGCGGGGCCACTTCACTGTCTACAATTATTTAAGGAGTTGAATAATGGCTCGTATTATTGGGAGTGTCAAGACACCTGCTGGCGATCACGTGACGATCAGCGTCTACGTGACCCCTAAGCCCAACCCTGTCGGCTCGAACAACCCTGTCACAGACCTCCTGGTTGGTGGCTACGTTGTGCAGAACACGATGCAGCCGGTGTCGATTGATCTTGAGCCTGGCACGTATGAGGTGCGTATCACTGGTCCGAGTGGTGTCATCGTGGAGAAGGAGATCAGCCTCGCGGTTGATCAGGAGGTGTCACTGAGCACGCTGGTAGGGGCTGCGCCTGTTGTGCCTCACCCGGTTGCCCCTGTCGTCAATGTCAACGTGACGCGGCCGGAGATCCATGTGGTGGCCTCCAAGGCGGAAGCTGAGGCACTGCCTGATGGTTCCTACTACTTCCTTATTGAACACGCTGCAACGACGCCGACGCTGATTGCTCACGTGGGTGGTCAGTACACGGGCGACACAGGCACGATTGCTGTCGATGGACAGGCCGGGGACAGGGTGATCGTTGGCGTCAACGTGAAGGCCCAGTCTGATCAGGTGTTCACGTGGCCTGCTGGCTGGACGGTGCTTGTCGAACCTTACTGGGTCGGTACCGAGCAGTCCACTATCGCCTACGGGCCGTGGAGTGAGGCTATCGTCTTGAAGACAGCCAAGGCTGTCGAGGCAGGCTATGTGGCCCTGTCGGTGCGCGGTGGTGGCACGCCTACGGCAGGTAGGACGAAGGATCGGACGAAGGAGCCGCAGGAGACTGTGACGGTCACGGCTCCGAAGGCTTCGGGCACTGGTCTTGTGTTCGCATTCGCCTTTGAGCGTACGTCGGCTGAGGAGGCTCGTAGCCAGATCACACTGAGTGAGGGTTGGGAGCTTGTTGACTTTGCGACTCAGTCTGGCTCTAACTTCCAGACGGTGGCGGTTGCGCAGGGTAAGGGTGATACGGACGCTACGTTCACGTACCCGAACACTCAGTCGACGAATGGTCTTGGTGTGCAGGTGGTGATCCCTGGTGCCTGATCTGTGGTTGCGTCGCGCTGGTGGTGACGTGCGTGGCACGCTGTGGGAGCGTGCTCAGGGGGGTGATAGGTGGGTGGCTGGCACTCGCACGGTGTCGAAGCCTGCGCCGACTGGCAGTGTCGTTGATCGTTTCCTGGCTTCTAAGCCGTTCTACGTGGCTCACAGGCTCGGTGGCACTGAGTACCCGGAGTTCACTCAGAAGGGCCTTACAGAGTCGTTGAAGGCCGGATTTAAGGCCTTGGAGCTATCAGTGCGCCGCTGTTCAACCGGCGAGTTTGTTCTGATCCACGATTGGGTGACGACCCGTACAGTGCCGGGTACGGACTACCAGATTTGGAACACCCCCTGGTCTGTGCTCTCGGGCTTGCAGCAGGCATCCGGAGGTTTCATGAGGCTCACTGATGTTGTCAGTCAGGTTGGTAGTGACATTGTGTTGGCTATCGACCATAAGGTTACGTCGAGTAAGCCAACTGGTTCGCAAGGGGATATAGACTCTGAGAATGCGCTGTTCGACTACCTCGATACCATTCCAAATGCCAAAGATCGGGTGTTGATCAAGCAGTTTGTGAAAGGTGGTGTGGCTGCGCGCGGGAAGGCGAAGGGGTACAAGACCATGTGCATGATGTATCCGAATGAGGTTGCGGGTAGCGACCTGTCGAGCTGGGATGTACTCGGTATGGAGTGGAGTGCCGAGCAGGGTGTGTGGGACACTCTCAAGGCGACAGGCAAGCCTTTGATTGCGCACATCATTACGACTCAGCAACAGGCCGATACGGCCCTCGCTAGGGGCGCTACCGGCTTGATGGCGTCGGTGCCTAGTGTTGTTCATCCGTGATTGTAAATGACCGCCCACACTTTTAGTGGGGGCGGTCATTTATACTGTTGTTATGAGAAATCTATTAGATACTCTGGAAGAGCCCCGTGCAGTGACAGCTGTTATGGTGTTGGTTTATTGCCTTATCTCCTTTACTGGCACATTGTTTCTTTTGCGCGTAGGCGGTCTGTCGTGGATGGTTATTGCGGCCGGTGCGATCATGCTGGTGTCGGGCCTTCTTGGTGCGCCCTCCGCGTGGCGTGGGAGCTGGTGGCTAGAGGGCCCGGCGGCGCTGTTGGCTGTTGTTGGTATGCTGCTGATTGCGATTGATGAGTTGCTGCTGCCAACGGCCCATGTCAGGTGGCCTTTGCATGTTATTATCTTATCGGTAATTATCGGCTTGCTTTTCTTGGGCAGGGCTTTGCGGGTATGGCCTTACTCGTACCGCCCTGGCGTCTTGCCAAAGACAGAACTGGAAAAGGCCGAAGAGAAGTGCACAAGGACCCACAAGGAGTACTTGGCGGTCATTAACGGCTAGGAGCACCATTGAATACTGCAATCGTTGGAGTGGTGTGCTCTGGTGCAACGCTTCTCGTCAAGACAATCATTGATCTTTGCGTCAAGCGCTATGAAAAGGCTCAAGAGATCAAGGAAGCTCGTGAAGATCTTGAGGCAGAGCTGCGCACGCAAGTGTTCTTGTGGAGAGAGCATGCATACGCTGTGCGTGTCGCAGCTGTGAAAGCTGGTGTGAGGGTAGAGGACCTGCCTTCTGTTCCGAAGGATGATTAATGTCATTTCTTATTGGTGTGTTTGTCGGCTTGATTGTTGGCATGACTGGCATGTATGTATACCTGGATCATAAGTTCCAGAGGACTATCGAGGGGGTTATTCATGAGTTCAATGAGCGAATCTCGGACGCTTTTGACGAGTGATGACCCAGGAGTGAAAGGGCGGCGAGATGCCGCCTTGTCGTTGCTGAAGCGTGGCGCTGATCGTAACAAGATCATTGAGGCGACAGGCTTTACGTCGGACGAGCTGTTCATTATCGAGCAGGCGTATTACGACAGCCGACAGGAACTCTCACCTCGCAACATGCGCATCAAGCAACTTGACCGCCTTGATGCGCTTGTTGATATGGCCTACTCGCAGATTGAGATGTTCGGTCTTGCTGATGATAAGGGCAATTGGGGTGCGAACATTCAGGGGCTCCTTGCGGTCTTGCGTGAAATCTCTGAGGTTGCGAACCTGAAGCGACAGACCGTGACACATGAGATTCGAGTGATCGAGGAGAAGCAGGTAGCAGTCATGCTGTCGTTCACCAACCAGGTGCTCGAAGAGTACACGGCACTTGTGTATCCTCATTTGTCCACTGAGGCGAAGCGCACCCTGGAGACGAACAAGGCTGACTGGTTCTCTCAGGCTGTGAATAAGCCTGCGGCGTTGCTTGAAGCTACTGTCGAGATGGAGGGTGAGTAATGCTGCCTTTCGGCGCTGTCGCACGCAAGTTCTCTGACGCTCAGCGCCTTGAGGTGTGGCGTAATAACCCCCCTAAGTGGGCTGAGGACCACGGCCTGTTCATGTGGTCGAAGCAGCGCGAGGTGTCACAGTCCGTTGTCGAGCATCAGAAAACCCTTGTGGTCACCTCCAACGGCTGTGGAAAAAGCTACCTGTCAGCTACTCTTGTTAACTGGTGGGTAGCCACACACCCTGTCGATGACACGACAGTCGTCACCACGGCAACAAACTGGAAACAGGTCCGCAATGTCCTGTGGAAAGAGATTCCCCGTGTCAAGGCTGTGGCAGGTATCGGCGGCAAGGTGAACGCCGATGCGACGTGGAAGATGGGAGATCGACAAGACCCTATCGCCTTCGGCATGAAGCCGGATGATAAGGACGAGTCTGGTTTCCAGGGTGTCCACGACCAGTACGTCCTCGTGATCATGGACGAGGCCGGAGGCATCTCCAAGGAAATCTTCACAGCAGCCGATGCCATCACGACGAACAAGTTTGCACGGATCCTGGCCATTGCTAATCCGAATGACCCTTCGTGCTACATGGCCGAGGTCTACAAGCGGGAGATGCGCCTGAAGCCAGAGGAACGCTCGTGGAACATCATCCAGTTCGGAGCATACGACACGCCTAACTTCACGGGCGAAGTCGTACCCGTCGAAGTCGCGACTCGTCTTGTGCAGGTTGACTGGGTTGAGGCGCGCAAGAAGGAATGGGGCGAGGATGACCCCCGCTTTGTCGCACGTGTCCTTGGCGAGTTCCCTGACGTGTCTGACGACGGCCTGTTCAACATGGGGCGCGTCATGCAGTCCATGGAAGCCTACGACACCTCCGAGCTGGATGAGGGCATGCCGATCACGATTGGTGTCGATGTGGCCCGGTACGGTTCCGACAGTTCCGTGATCGTGTCGAACCAGGGTGGCTACATCAGGATTCATGGGCGCTACCAGGGATTGAATGGTCCTGAACTTGCTCGTAAGGTCGGCGAACTGGCCGTGGAGATGGGGGCTGTCGAGATTCGTATTGACGCTATTGGTGTCGGTGCATCAGTGCTCGACAGCATCTACAACTTCGTTCCGCCAACCATTTCCATCGTCGGCATTCACGGTAACGCGAAGTCAGGTGATAGCACGAAGTGGTACAACTACCGTGCAGCCATGTACGACCAGTTTGCTAAGGCTGTCGCTGACGGAAGGGTGTATCTTCCTGACGACGACGAGCTGCATAACGAGATTGCATCGATCAAATATGAGTACCGTGGGTCCGCGCTGCTCATTGAGTCGAAAGAGAATATGCGTAAGCGTGGCATTAAGTCCCCTGACGTTCTTGATGCTGTTATTTATGCATACCAAAACATTGGCGCAATTATGGCAGGTGACTCCGAGGGACAATACTTTTCACCGGATGATTTGTTGGATGCCGATGACTTTACAGACTTCATGTTTGAGGATGAATTGGCTTACTTTATTGCGTGATAGGCTTAGTTTATGAAGTACGAGCAGAAACTTATCGAGGCTTTGGGGGCGTATTCTGAGTCCCTTGCCCGCCTTCGACAGGAGGACATCGGCTGGGTGTCGTTGTCTGCTGTCGAGGGTGCTGACTCGCTTATTACTCTTGATGTTATCCGGGATCATTCCGCACGCGCACGTCGCTTGGCCACGCTGAATCCGATTGTGAAGCGTGGTCTTGTCGTCCGCAACGGCTATATGTGGTCCGACCCGGTTGTGTATAAGGGTGCGACGAGGCCTGCACGTAAGGTGATCGATGAGAACGCTAAGGCGTGCTTCAGTGTGCAGGCCCGTGTCCGTGATGAGCAGGCGTTCAACACGGATGGCTGCGTTATCTACCTTGTCGATAAGACGACGAAGACGGTCATGCCTATCCCTTTGATGCGTCTTGGTGGTGTTGCCACTGATGATGTGACGGGGGATGTCGTTGCGCTGCTTATTAATCCTGCGTCTACGGGGGACCCTCAGTGGTACATGCTGTGGGATCACACGGGTGTGACGATTAATGCTGCGAACTATAAGGTGAATCGTCGTCTGACTGCTGTGTATGCGACGGTAAACCGGTTGAGTGCTGAGCATTATGGCAAGCCTGATCTGATGGGTGCGTTGAATTATGCTCAGGCTTATAAGGAGCATCTGGAAATCGCGCGTATGATGCAGAAGTCCTTGTCGCGTCTGGCTTTCAAGGCGAAGTCCGTGAATGCCAAGCAGCAGCAGGCTGTGACGGCGCGCATGCCTGGCATGGGTGTCGGTGGCACTGCCTCGATTGGGGCTGGTCAGGACATTCAGGCGATTACGAAGGCCGGTGCTGGTGTCGATTTCTCTGCTGGCACGCCTCTTGCGGCTATGGTGTCGGCTGCTCTCGACATCCCCTTGTCGGTGTTGCTGACGGATGGATCTGCTGGTGGACGACAGGGCGCTGAGGCTGCTCTGGAAGACCCGACCTTCAAGGCGTTGGAGCTTCGTCGTCAGCTTCATATCGACATGCTTAATGAGGTTGCGCAGGCTCTTGGTATTAAGATCAATGTCGAGTACGGTTCGATTAATAATGACCAGACGCATCGACGTATTCAGTCTCTGACGCTTGCGTATCAGAATGGCGCGTTGCATCAGGTTGAAATGCGCTCCGGTGTATTGCAGTTGTTGAAGATTGCTGGCTCTTTGCCGTTGGAGGATTTGCCTGAGTTGCCTTCTGAAGATGAGGACTCGGCATCGACAAAGAGTGATGACGAGACTAAGGACGGGCGTGCGACAGGTGTCGGCCCCCTGTCGGACGGAACAAACAACAATAGGAACAGGGGGACCGATGCATAAGCTGCATGAGTCTTTCTCACCGGAGGCTAGTTCTCTGGGTGATGGGAAGTATCGGATTCGCATTATCGTGCCAGGCCAGGGTTCGAGTGGTATTTACACTGCTGAGAACTTGGCTGAGTCTGCGCCTTTGTTCAAGGCTGGCACGGAGATGTTCATTGACCATCCGACAGAAACCGAGGAGTGGGAGCGCCCGGAGCGTTCTATTCGTGATTATGCTGGTGTCTTCTTGGAGGATGCCACTGTCGGAGAAGATGGCGCACTCTATACGGTGTGCAAAGTCTTTTCGGGTGTGAATGAGCTAATCAAGGATAAGTGGGAGCATATTGGTGTTTCTATTAATGCCTGGTGCGCTGACCCTATTAGCGAGAATGGGATTGTTCCACCTATTGCTGGAGTGCGTTCAGTTGACTTTGTGACTACTCCGGGTGCAGGTGGCGCTATTATCGATCTGCTAGAATCTAATCGAAACGACAATTACGTTAAGGAGGCGGGTATGGACAAGGAGATCGAGTCCAAGTTCGATGAGCTGAAGGCTTCTCTTATTGAAGCTCTCAGCTCTAAGCTCGAAGCTGCTGTGGCTACTATTCAGGAGGCCAAGGCGCAAGAGCCTACCGAAGAGGCATCTGTTGATGTTGATTCGGTTCTTGAGGCTGGCCGCAAGATTGCTGAGTCTGGTTTGCCGGAGGCTGGCATCGTGCGTGTTCGTGAGGCCGTGAAGGCTGGTTCGGATGTTGATTCTGCTTTGGAGTCTGAGCGTGCTTATCTGAAGGAGGCTGTGGCGGCTACTGCTACCCCGGTTGACGACAAGCCTGTTAACACTTTCAAGAAGATCGGTTGGTGATCACTGTGGCGGTTATGCCTATTCAAGTCCCTGTCGTCAAGGACAATCAGATTTTCGAGTACTCGGATACTCTTTCTCTGCCTGTCGATGCAGCGCAGGCTCATCTTGAGCCAGGAGATGTCGTTGTCATTAACAAGGCGAACGGCATTGCGGGCATTCTTCAGTCGAAGGTTCGCCCGACGACTGCTGAGCCTGAGAAGACCCTCGGTGAGGTCTTGACTGCTCCGACCTATGGGCTGAATGGCCCCGGCTACGCCTCTGTGCGTGTCGCTGGCGGTGTGTTCGAGCTGACCGGCAAGGTCACTGCTGATGCCAAGGCCGGTGATCCTGTGTATGTGAAGGCTGCGACGGGTGCTGGTGCCAAGCCTGTTGTGACGACCGTCAAGACGGGTGCGGATGTTATTATTGGCTGGCTGAAGGAGCCGGTGTCGTCCGCTTCTGTCGATCAGAAGATGCAGGTTGTCCTTGCGCCTGCAAAGACCGCCTGATAGGAGGCAATTAAAGTGCGTTTCAAGAACCAGGAAGACTTCAATACTCAGTTGGCTGAGGCCCTTGCAGGTGACCGTCTTGCACAGGCTCGCCTGAAGGAAGCCATCACCTCTGACCAGCTCGCGCCCATGTTCGTGACAGCCGCGAACGTGCGCTTCCAGGAGTACTTCGACTCATACAACACCTTGTGGGGCAATATTGCGACGAAGGAGCTGTTGACGGATTTCCGTCCGGCTTCGCTCCTGTCGCTGAAGCCGGACTCCGCGACTGTGCCCATCGACAATGGTGGCTACAAGCACCCTGTCGGCACGTTGCCTCATGTCCCTGAACTCACCCCCTACCCCACCATGTCGTACCAGGCAGAGGGTGCGTTTATCACCACCAGCAAGCATGGTGCTCGTATCCAGTTCTCCTTCGAGTCGTTTATCAACGATGAGTGGAACGTGATTGCACGTTTCCCGAAGGATGCTGCGACGCTTGCTGCGCGTACTGAGGACCTGCTGGTTCTGCTGCAGATCTTCGATCCGGTTACGAAGTCTCTTCGTGCTGACGTGTTTAACGACGCCAACAAGACGAAGGCTGACTTCACGACCGTTCCGGATGAGTTCACTGGTGGCACGGGCGCTGGCGGTGTCGGTGGCGTGAAGAACGCGGCTCTATCGTTCGACGCCATTGTGGCCGCACGCTACCAGGCTCTTGCGACTATTCGTGATGGCCACTCCACGTACGTGCCTGAAGGCTTCGTGCTGGTGACCAACCCGGCTCTGGCCGAGGTCGCAAAGAACTACACCCTCATCAATGAGATTCGTACGCAGGTTGGCAAGCGCACGGAGATCAAGGCGAACCCGCTGAAGGGTCTTGAGGTGCTTTCCTCTGACCTCATCTCGGTTGTCGGTGGTGAGAAGGCCTGGGTCCTCCTTCCGAAGGGTGGTCGTGCCAATGGCAAGACCGTCTTGGCCAAGACCGGAATGATGGGTCGCGAAGCTCCTGAGCTTCGCATCCATAACAAGACCGGCCAGATGCTCGGAGGCGGGGATGTTAACCCGTATGAGGGTTCGTTCGACAATGATGATGTCGAGATTCGCATCCGCCAGATTGCTGGCGCGGGCCTTGTCCGTTATGATGGTGTTATTGGGTCTACGGGCCTGAACTCTTGACGGATTGATTGAACCCCCTGTGGCTTTTGCTGTAGGGGGTTCAGTTATACTTAGATCATGATTGACTACACTTCTCCTATTGGCCAGGTAAGGGTTCTTATTCCTGACTTGCGTAAGTTGGAGGACTTGCGTGATCTTCGCAATGAGCCTCGCTATTTGTTTACGGATGATGAGATTCTTGCTTTCCTTGTTGTTAACAATGGAAATGTGAAGCGGGCCGCTGCTGATGCGTGCGACGCTATCGGCATGGATAAGGCATTGCAGCTTCTCGTCTTGAAGACTGATGATAAGCAGACGGATGGCGCTAAGCTGCTCGACGCCATTGTGAAGCGCGCGAAGACTTTGCGGGAGCAGGCAAAGGAAGACGACGAGAACAACCTGTCGTTTGATGTCATCATGCCGTCGTATGAGCCTGTTGATTGGGTGGTGAATTTCTAGTGGCGCTGTCGATCAACCCTAATATCCATCCGTTGTTTGTGACTCTTGCGCATTATCCTTTGGAATTGTTGACGAATAGCAAGATCAGCGTGTATTCCACTCCTGATTCTGTCGAGCATGAGTGGGACCCTGAGCATGGATTACATAACCATGAGAACCTGCCTATCTGGGTTGGATGGGCGAACATTACCCCTAACGTTGACTGGCGTGCTCGTAACCGCGAGTGGGCTGGTGAAGTGACGGGCGTGCACGCGTATCGTATTCAGCTTCTTCACATCGACAAGAATGAGATTGTGAACAAGCATCTGTGGGGTGATCCTGAGATGCGGGTGTCGTTTGGAGAGGGTATGCGTGTGGTGATTAATAAGTCTCCTGCTGACCCCCGACAGAATGGGTTGAAGCTGGTTGTACGTAACGCCGTGTTCGACTCGTTGCCGTGGCAGCCGACGCTATTGTGTGACTTTGAGACGGGGGATACTAATGGCCAGAACTAAGAAGGTTGTCCGCTTTGATGGGCGTGTCGCTGGCATTAAGGTCACTGTCGAGTCTGACCGGTATGGTGTCGCCGCTCGTGCGAAGAAGAAGATCATCGATGCTGCATGGAAGCGTGTGAATGAGGCTGCTCAGGCTGCTGCTGCTGCTTCTACGGAATACGGCCGGGCGCTGATCGACACGGATCCTCGTCGCGTTGACACGGGTTACATGCGTGACACTTTCAGTGTCGATGCGTCTAAGGGTGGTAAGGTCGTGGAGATTGGTTGGCATAAGTGGGCGCGCGAGAAACCCTACTACTCATGGCAGGAGAATGGTACTCAGGGGCGGCGTGCGAGCGGCTACTTGCGATCTGGGTTGCGTGCCAAGGCGAAGAAGTCTGCGGGTAAGGGTATTACTCCGGCGAAGTACCTGCCTCGTGTGACGAAGGTGTTCCGTGAAGAGTTTTATGGGAGGTTGAAGTGAGGGATCGTACACTTGAGTTCGACACGGCCTGTCTTGATCTGTTGCGGGCCATCCGGGATGTTGAGGTCTTTGATTCTTTTGCTCGTGATGTGAAGAAGCCTTTGCACATTGTGTATCACGGTGGGGCGGAAATTAACCGCTACTTGAATTCGTATCTGTCGATGGCAGGACACACTCAGGATGTGTATGAGCATCCTTTTTATGTGGATGTTTATGCTGAGAATAAGGAAATGCTCGACCGGCTGGTGTCGGTTGTGAAGGAAAAGCTCATTGGTGCTGTGTTAATTGACGGGTCGAATGAGGTGAACATTGCGGCTTCTGTCGGTTCGACGGCGGATCATGATTCGACATTGCGGCCTACTGTTTATCAGCGCCAAATGAGTTTCTACGTGAACCTGGATAGGGGGGATTGATATGCGAGTACGTAATATCCACACAGGTATTGTGTGCGAAAAGTCTAAGGACATGCTGTCGGTGTTGCCCGATATGTATGAGCCTGTTGATGACGATACGCCCGTAACACAGCCTAAGTGCTGTGGTGCGGATGATATCATTGATATTGACAATACGACGGATCAGGAGGACTGATTATGCCCAAGATGCTTTCTCCGAATACCACTATTTGGTGGCTTTCGGCTGACAGTATCAACAACAAGGATGACCTTTTTAAGGTTGCCACTTACACGGGTGCCTCGGCTAAGGCCGTGGACATTTCGTGTGCTATTGCGGCTGGCATGACGCTGGGTGCGACAGACAGTGACACGGACGACAGCCGTTCGATCTGCGACTCCGGTAACGCCAAGACCCCCACGGTGTCGAACTACGAAGCGTCGCTGACCTTCTTCCGTGAGGCGATTGCACCCGGCCAGAAGGCGGCCGGCAACACGAGCGTCTACGACAAGGCGTTCCAGCTGTTCAAGCGCGGTGTCCTTGACGGCCTGAATGAGGGCTACCTTGCTCAGCGTATCGGCTTCCGACAGGGTACCCCTGTCGAGGCTGGCATGGAGATCAGCGTGTTCAAGGTTGTCGCAGACAACCCGAAGGATGAACTGGGTGACGGCGATAAGCCAATCCAGTTCACAGTTCCATTCCTGCCTCAGGGCTACATGGAACTGAATAAGGCCATCGTGGCCTGATAGAATACCCTCGTACCCCCGAGGTACGGGGGTATTCTCATATCTGATTGGAGTAGACATCATGCCTTTTGAACTGTCTAAGATTATCTCGTCTATCAAGCCGACTGTGAAGGCCATCGACGTGCCCCTGAACACCGAGGATGCCGAGCGTTTCTTGGAGCTGACTGAGGCTGCGAAGACTGCCCTTGTCGCACAGAACACTACAGCCCGCTCTATTACGGATGTGAGTCCTGGTGTGGCATTCCAGGAGGAGCTTGATGAGCTGCGCAAGCAGACGATTACTCTTCGTCTTCGTGCGCTGTCGAACAAGGAACTTCAGGTCCTCAAGCGCCGCGTGTGGACTGATCCTGTGTTTTCGACAAAGAACAAGTCCGCTGATGAAAAGGCTGTTCTTGAAGTCGAGCGTGAAGACCGCTTGATGGAATACATCGTTGCTACCGCCTGTGTCGAGGTCATCGACAATTCGACGGGTGAGTCTCAGATGGGGCTAACGGATGCTGATGCTGCGGAGCTTCGTGGTTATTTGCCTGAATTTCTGTGGCAGCAGATTTGCACTACATGGAATGACGCTCAGTCGTTGGGTGTCGTGGTATCGGAGGCGATCAGTGACCCTACGTTTCGTAGGGACAGAGCTATCAAAGCAGGAGAATCAGTGGATGCTCTTGCTTCTGAAGACGGCGAGGGCTGAGGGTAAGCCTCCGACACTGTTCATTGGCGCTCATGGCATGTTTTCTCGCGTCCTGCCTGCGTGGTTTGATGACGAGAAAGACTATGAGTCGATCCCCCAAACTGAATACACGCCGCTTGATCTGGCATTGTGCGCGGGCTATCAGTATTACCTCGACAGCCTGTGTAACAAATGCGGAACACCCTTGTGGTATGGTCGCAGTGAACATTCATCCATTGAATTTCATGTTGAGCACTCAACGTGCTATTCGTGTGCTGAGCTTGAGACGTATCGGAAGAAGCAGCGGGATTCAAAGCCCGGTGAAAGCACGTTTACTGTGATGGATACTGTCGAGTATTCTGATGGCACAAAGGAACCAATACCTTCTCCTTTGGAGGCATTGGAGTTCGTTAAGTGAGAATTGTCCCTGGTATCATTGAAGTGGTACCGGGGACAATTCTATGTAGAGGATTAAGACATGAGTGACGAGTCGATCAAGATTGACATTGATGTCAATTCTGCGGGGGCTGAAAAGGCTGCGCGAGATATTAGTGCTCTGGAAAAGCAGATCGGCTCTTTGCAGTCTGCTGTTGCTGCATTGAAGGCCCCGTCTGGTCGTGGTGGTTCTGTTCTTGATTCGCTGCAGCTTAATAGTGCCAAGGTCAAGAACATGCGTGAGACGGCGACAGCGTTGAAGTCTGTTGCTGATGGCCTGTCGTCTGTGTCGCGTGCCGGGGACGGCATGACGAAGGTTGACTTGGCTGGTGGTGTCGATAAGGCTGTATCAGCGTACCGTCGTTTTGTGCGCGAAATGCAGGCCAGCAATAAGCTGACGAATGATCACATTCAAAAGCTGAAGGATACTGCTGCTGCGATGCGTGATGTCGCATCGGCAACTAATGCTATGGCTACTGCTGAGGATAAGGCGAAGCGTGCACAGGCCGCGCTGAACCAGTCGCAGGCTCGTAAGACCGAGGCTCAGGCTGAGAAGCTTCGTGCGCAGGCAACAGTGAAGCGTGAGGACAACGTTATCCCGTTGCAGCGACAGAAGGGCCGGGACGAGCGGAACCTAGTGAAGACGAAGGGCGCCGAGGCTGCTCGTCTTGCCGAGATCCAGGCTGCTTCGCAGTTGCAGCAGGCTGAACTGAAGCTTGCTGGTGTGACGGCAAGTGCTGAGGCGAAGCGTGAGGCTGCTGCTGTGGCCGCGTCTGCTCGTATTGCGGCTGCTCGTGAGGCTGAGGCTGGCCGTACGCAGCGTGCCATTATTAAGGAGCAGGGTTCTGGCGAGCGCCAGGCAATGCGCATTAATGCATCTGCGGCGAAAGCACAGCTCCGTGCGAACGAGCAGGCTATTGAGAATGTGCGTTATGCTGCTCGCGACACGGCGGTCTATTACGGGACGATTACGGCTGGCCTTGGCACGCTGGTGTCGGCTGCTGTGCAGGCTGGTATTGCTCAGGAGCGTGCATTCGCTGACGTGAAGCGCACGGCCCAGGGTACGACTAATGATTTGAATGAGTTGCGTAAGGCATACATGGATTTGTCTACGCAGAAGGTTGTGACGCCGTTTGCTGATCTGGCGAAGATCGCCACGCTGGGCGCGCAGATGAACATTCCGACGAAGGACCTGAAGGACTTCACGACTGCTGTCGCTGAGTTTTCGACTGTGACGGAGATGGATGTTGAGGCTGCAACGACAGCGTTTGGTCGTTTCGGCCAGATGATGGGCGGCTTGCAGGAGTCCTCCAAGGGCGCGGGGGATGGGTACAAGATTCTTGCGAATCAGGTTGCTGATCTGGGTGCGAAGTCTGTTGCGACGGAGCCTGAGATTGCAAACATGATGGTGAGCATTGCCGCGCAGGGTAAGAGTGCGGGCTTTACTCAGAACCAGATTTTGGCCCTGTCGTCTACGTTGTCGTCGCTCGCTATCCCGAAGGAATGGGCACGCGGCTCGTTGCAGCGTATCTTCAATTCGATCAATGCGGCTGCTGCTGAGGGCGGCGATGCTATGCACACGTACGCCCGCGCTGTCGGTGTGACGGATGCCGAGTTCCAGAAGCTGTGGCGTGATGATCCGAATAAGGTGTTCCAGGGTATTTTGCAGAACCTTGCGGGCATCAGCGACAAGGTGCAGAAGGCTCAGGCTATTAAGGATTTGGGCTTTAAGAACGTGCGTGACGTGGAGTTGTTGTCGCGTATGTCGAACAGTGTTGGTTTGTATGTGGAGCAGTTGGAGGAGGCTGAGAAGGCGTCGAAGAATACGTCATTCATCGATGACTCGATGTCGATCATCACCGACACCATGTCGGCGAAGTTGCAGCAGTTCCAGAACGCTTTGCAGAATGCTGGTGCGGCCATGAATTCTAGCTTCATGGTGCCGATGAAGACGGTTGTCGCGGTGGCGACGATGGCTGTGAATGCGTTTGCGAAGCTTCCTGCGCCTATTCAGGCGTTCGTTGGTGCTTTGACTGCTGTGGGCATTGCCCGCGTTGGTATGGTGGCGACGAAGGCTGCGCTGGTGTCGATGTCTGCGACGTACATGCAGATGGGGTCCCGCGTGATGCAGGCGACGGGCCAGCAAACGTTGTCGTGGGGTGTGGTGTGGCAGGCTGTGAAGCAGGCTCAGGGTGGTGTTGTCGCATACGACAGTGCTTTGGCTGCGAATACGGGTACGGCGAATGCTGCTGCTGCTGCGAATCAGCGTCTTGCGGCGTCGGACTCGGCTGTTGCTATGGCTGCAGGTAAGGCGGCTGCTGCGAAGGAGGCTCAGGCTGCAGCGTCGGCTGTTTCGACAGGCGCTCAGGTGGCTGCTGGTGCTGGTCAGGCTGTCGGCGCGTTGTCGAAGCTGTCTGCTGTCGGCTCTGGCCTGATGGCGATGTTTGGCGGGCCGTGGGGGTTGGCTATTACCGGCGCGATTACGGCGGCGTCTGTCGCTGCGACGTACCTTGGTGACTCGTTTACGGGCGCTTCGGAGAAGGCTGAGAACTTGAAGGCTGCTGTCGGTGGTTCGTCGGCTATTTTGAAGGCTTTGGCTGAGGATACGAAGGAAGTTGGTTCTGGTGCTCAGACTTCGTTTGCCGAGTTGAACGCTACGATCCAGCAGAACGGCCAGACTCTCACCTCGAATGGTGAGGCACTTGGTTACTACGTGGATAAGTCCGGCCAGGTTGTTCAGACGACACATGCTCAGGCTGAGGCGTTCGGCTATTCGACGCTGAAGATCGGCGAGCACACGCAGGCGCTGATTTCTGACGCTATTCAGGGTTCTGATTCGTTTAAGAACATGTCGAAGGATGTCAAGCAGGCGCTTGTTGACATGGGCTTCTCTTACGCGCAGTATATTAAGTTGGCAACTACGTCGGAGGCTGAGGGCGGCGGTAAAGCCGCTGCTGACGCGTACGTGGATGGGTACATTGCTCAGCTTGAGACCCGCAAGAATGAGATGATCGCTAAGCTCGATCCTGAGTCTCCCTCCTACGCGACTAAGCGTGCGGATATTGCTTCGCAGTTTGAGGGGCAGATTAGTGCTCTGAATGAGGTGAAGAGCCAGACTGAGGGCGTCGGGGGCGCCATGCGTGATGCTCTGAACGACGCTCAGCTCTTTGGCCAGGAGATGTCTGAGGCTGGCGACAGTTCGGAGGAGGCGTCGTTCAAGATCGGCGACGCTAAGAACGAGTTCAAGGATCTTGGTGAGGTTCTACGCTCGGTGCTTGATGAAATGTTCTCTTCGACAGATGCGGCTGCTGCTCTCGACAGTGCTTTGCAGCAGGTGTATGAGTCGATGCAGACCAATGGCACGTCGATGGACCCGAACTCTGCTGAGGGCCAGGCGAATATTGCTGCTATTGAGGATTATTTCCAGGCGATGGGTAATGCTGCTGCGGCCGGTATCGAGGAGATGGGTCTGACTGGTGAGGAGGCGTACCAGTACGCTCAGCAGTCGATCCAGGACACGATTGATTACCTGTCGGCTCAGGGGTTCGACATGAGCGCGTTTGAGGCTCAGCGTGACACGATGGCGGCGATTATTGCCCAGCCGTACCAGTCGGGTGAGGTGGACCATTCGGCGACGGATGCGTCGTTGAATGACATGGTGTCGAACGCTGCTAACGCTGTGGGGCAGGCTCAGGGGTTCTTGGGCAAGGTGCAGGCTATTTGGCAGTCAATTCAGGGCTACATGTCGCAGATCGGTGGCGTGAAGTCAAAGACGGGTAAGGGGTCGTTTACTCTTGGCCAGAAGTCGAAGATTCGCACGCCTACGTTTGCTTTGCGTAACAACGGGACGTCGGCGTTTAGTGGTGCGAATTTCCGTGCGAAGCCTCAGCGTTCGTCTGGTGGCGGCGGTGGAGGTTCCCGTTCGCCTCGTTCTGGTGGCGGTGGCGGTGGCCGTGGGCATTCGCCGTCATCTCGTGCTCGTAAGGAGACGAAGACTGCTGCTGAGATTTTTGAGGACTTCCTGTCGAGATTGAAGTCGGCGCTTGATAAGGCGCTGCAGTCGTGGTGGCGTTCGACGACAGCTCAGGATAATTACCACAAGGGCTTGAACTCGCTTCGTAAGGATGTTGAGAATACGACGAGCAAGATCAAGAATCTTCGTAAGGAGAATGAGAAGCTTGCGTCGGATATGCGTAAGGCTCAGCAGGAGTTGCATGATGCTGAGTTCTTCCATGCTGTCGCTGTGAAGTATGGCGACGAGGAGCGTATGCAGTCTACTCAGACTGATATCGATGAGGCGAAGCAGAAGATCAACGAGTCTCAGACAAAGATAGGCGAGAACAGTCAGGAGATTTCGGTTCTTCAGGCTGGCCAGTTTGCGTTGAAGGGGTACACGGAGGCTGCTATTGCTAACCGTGAGGCTTTGCGGTCGTTGCAGTCTCAGATGATTGGTCTGATTGAGGCTTATGCTGCTGCTGGTCATTCGACGCAGGAGATCGAGGCGTATACGCAGTCTCTGAAGCAGCAGTTTATTTCTCAGGTGACTCAGTTGGGCTACAACCAGGGTGAGGTAACCGAGTTGGCTGGTGCATTCGACAGTCTGACTGGGACGATTGGCCAGGTTCCTCGTGATGTTCACGAGAACGTGACGGATAACGGGTCTGTCGGTGCGACACAGGGTGCTATTGATGGTATTCATGCTGATCCTGTGACTGTTCCGGTGCAGCCGTCGCAGTCTACGATTACTGTTCGGATGCGAGTTGTTCCTGATTTGAGTCAGGTTTTGACTGGTAAGCGTCATTGGGGTAAGGCGGGTCCTTGGGCTGATGGTTACCAGTTCTTTGCTGGTGGTCTGATTCCGTCTAGGGGTTTTGCTTCTGGTGGTTTGGTGCCGGGTCGGCCTCCGGCTAATCCGAATGCCGACAATCTGCTGGCTACAAATGGCAATGGGCTGTTTAGTGTGCGCAGTGGTGAGTATGTGGTTAGTCAGCCTGCTGTCGATTTCTATGGTAAGGGTTTCATGAATGCCTTGAATACTATGCAGGTGCCGGTGATGTCTGGTGGCGGTTATTCTGGTGGCGCTGGTGATGGGCTTGTTACAATTAATCCAGCGCAGTTTAGTGAGCTTGTTCGGGCTGTTTCGACGACAGTTATGTTGAATGGGCGGGCTATTAGTAAGAACGTTGACAGCAATAATATGAGGAGTGGTAATCGTGGCGTCTACTAAGAGGGGTTGCGCGACTCGTGAGGTTTATTTCGCGGTCGGTAAGTTTATGTCGTGGTTTCCGGCTCCGGATGAGTCTCCGACAGCAGATAGTGTGCAGTTCGGTAGTGATTCGACGACGTTGCTGAATGGCTTTGCGTCGGTTAATGGTTCTGTGTATGGTCATCGGAAGTATGAGTTGAATTGGTCGTACTTGAATCGTGATCAGGCTGAGTTGTTTCGTCGTTTGTTTTTGAATCGCGGGGATGAGTGGGTGTCGTATGCTGATCCGTTCTCGTTCAATAACATGTTGTCGCCTTTGATGGGTTTGCCTTATTTGCATGTTCATGCTGGTACTCCGTTCGCGTATAACGATTGGGGTAAGCAGGCTTTGTTTGTGTCGGATGGTATTGATGAGAAGTCTCAGCATCCTACTGTGGTGTATAAGCCTGATCCTTTTGCTGTTAATAATCAGTTCGATCATGTGTTCAGTAAGCTGAATGCTCGTCAGGCGTCTTTGGCATTGAGCAAGGTTGGCACGTATACGGAGCGTGTTGTTGTTCCTGAGGGTTATTATGGGGTGTTTTTTGCATCGGGCTATGAGGATGGCAAGCAACCGTTTAGGTGGTCGTTGCAGCGTGTCGATGGTGGGACGCCTGGCACGGTTATTACGAAGCTGAAGAATCAGGTTTTCAGTATGAGTGAGGGCTTGTGGGAGATTACGATGCGCCCTGGCCAGGATGGCCAGTTGTCGTGGTGTGGTCTTCGTATTACGCCGTATGATACTGCCCAGATCCTGGCTGGTCCTCCTGAATACGAGTTCTCGTATCCGGCTGGTGGTGGGAATATGAAGGTTGTTCCTGGGTCTGCTCGTCTTGTGACGGTCAATAATGCTCGTGGTCATTTTTCTGCTTCGGTTTCTTTGGAGGAGTGCTACTCATGGTGATGCGTGCCATTGGGATCCCTGCTGGCCAGCTCACGAACTGGTCTGTGCAGGAGGATGGTGTGTCACTGGATCGTGATCAGGCGTCTGGAGGCTTCTCTGAGTACTCGTTGGAGGGTGCTGGAGGCATTGAGCCTGCCCTTGTTGTGAACAAGGATGTCGTGCTGAGTGACTTGCGTTTTGGGCGTACTCATGCTGTCGCACGCGCTTTGACGACAGGGCCTTGGGTCTGGTCTGTGACGTTGAATGATCCTTTTTATCTGTTGGATATTGAGGCGACAATTAAGCCTATGGTCTATACGGAGCTAAAGGCTATTATTGCGAAGTTCTTTTGGACTGCCGGTATCCTTGAGCCGCCGAAGATTTATGTGCAGAATTTCCACCCTAGTTCTGTCGCCGGTGCCTTCTTTACTATTCCTAATGCTTCCTTTGAGCACATATATGATTTTCCTGGTGGTAAGGGCAATCTGTGGTCTGTATTGAAGTCGTGGCTGTCGGCTAATGATCTTCAGATCACGTGGGTGTACGACACGGTTGTGGTGTTTAAGAATCATACGATTCTCACTCGTCTTCAGGGTTACACGTCGGACTATAAGATTTCGTATGAGCAGTCTGAGCCTGTGTCGAGTATTGAGTGCACGTATCGTGAGTCTACTCTTTATGGTTTGTTTAGTGGGGGTAATTCCGAGGCGGCTTATTGGGTTGATGGGAAGCCTGTTTTTAACCCTTATTCAAAGAATATGCCGGCGCCTACTATTGTTCTGTATCCAAATTATGACCCGAATAAGTCTTACTTGGAGGCTTTAAGGGATCTTGAGGTGCTTTCTGTCGATGCTGGTGAGACGAAGGAGTTCGTTCTTGAGGTTCCTGTTCACGTGAAGAGTATTACTTCGCAGCCTGTCTGTGTGATGCCGTACGATTACCCTAGTGGCGCCCGCTCGGTGTATTTTGGAAAGTCAGGTGTCGGCCCTGGGCCGAAGGAGTTTGGTAAAAGCTACTATGTTGTTGTCGGTAAGGATAATAAGCCGATTACTCCTGCGCAGTGGAATGCTGAGGGTGGTAGCGTGTTTGTCGAAGTGGGTGATGAGCCGAATCAGATTAAGGTGACTGTGACGGGCATGCTGAATAAGCGGCTTGCGCCGTATCGGTTGGCCGAATCCGATGGCCAGAACGATTATTCGTTCCTGCGTATTTGTGGTGAGGGTTATCCTTATGTCGAGAAGACTGTGACGTTCTATACAGGGTATCCTCGCAAGACGGATCCGTTGAAGATTAGTAATCCGTATATCGACACGGTGGATAAGGCGTACGCGGCGTGTGTGTATGCTGCTCAGTCTGCTTTGGGGACTAAGACGAGTCTTGAGTGGTCGGGTATGACCCCGTTGAATGAGGCGTACACGGATGTTACGTACGATTTTGAGCGTGAGCCTGTGACTGCAGCTGATGTGACCGCTTTTACGGACGCGCCGTTGCCCGAGAAGGCTACTGAGAAGTGGCCTGAGGGTACGACGATGAAGAAGATCATGGACGACCTACTGAAGTTTACTGCGAATAAGCCTGTGACGGATAAGCCTCAGGTGTTTGGTCGTATGGCTGGGACGTGTGCGTTGTTCGACAGGGCTGTGTGGCAGATTAATTCTGTCGAGTACAGTGAGTCGGGCGCGAACGTGACCGCTGAACCGTATACGTCGGTGTGGGACCTAGCGTACTTGTTTGGTATGCCTCGTGTTGCTGACCTGCCGACACCGCCGGGGATCACGTTGGGGCAGCTGTCACTGCGAGGCTTTGAGCATCGTGAGGCTCAGTCTGCTTAAGGCATGAGGAGAGGCGACACCGTGGTTGGTGTCGCCTCTCTTCTATTCTGTTATGCGCTCAGGATGCCTGCGAAGTAGGACTGGCCAGTGGGTGTGACGAGGAGCTGCGGCCGGATCTTACCAGCAGGGTCGATGCGTTCGGTGAGGATGAGGATTCCCCGGTTGACAGCGTCCTGCATGGGGATGATCTTGCCCTGCCCGTTGCGGAATGCGAAGTCGTTGTCGAGGAGCCAGCGGCAGAACTTGTTGGGTCCCATGTCCTTGTGTGTCTTCGACAGGATCTTGCCGAAGGCGCTGGGTGTGAGGTCTCCTTCTGCTGTTTCGATGGCTTTACCGAGGGCTGCGACAGGGCGTTGGGCTTCGACTTCTGCTTCTGCCTTGGCGCGTGCTGCTCGTTCTTCCTTGAGGTTCATGAGGAGTTGGATGGCCATGTCGGGGTCTGCGATCATGGCGTCGATGGTGACGGGTGTGGCGTACATGCCATGTTTGTGGATCGAAGGCAGAACCTCTTCGAATACCCAGTGTTCGAATTTCTCGGCTTCGGGTAGTTTACTGTGGGTGATGAGTCGGTAGAGGTCTGGCTCAGTGATGAAGCGTGCTTCCTGCTTTCCACCCTGGGTCTCAAGGGGGTAGTGTTTCACGACCCCCTTGCAGTGACGGTCCAGAGCACCTTTCGGATCAGTGTATCCAAGGGTTATTGCCACGTCGTTGGCGCAGAAGAGTGGTGTGCCGTCCTCTGTCGTGACAGTGCGAACGTTAGTGTTCTCGTAGGTAAAGATGATGATCTGGTTCATCAGTTGTTCTCCTTTGTAGAGTCGGTGGTGAATAAAAAGGGTGTTCCGAGTCGGGACCCCCTTTGCAATCTAGGTGTCCAGATTGCTTGACACATTTACTAGTTTCTGCAGAATCCTGCGGAAAATTCACTACACAGGGGGGGGTCGTTTCCACCCCCCCCTTTCCCAATCTAGGTGTCCAGATGAGTTCGGCAGGGTGAATAAAAAGGGGCTAGTGCTTGCGGATGGATGGGGAGGACTTCGCTGGTGACCCAGCGCTTGAACGCCTTAGCTCCTGGGAGCTTGCTAGACATGATCAGTGAGTACAGGCCTGACTCGTTGATGAGCAGAGTTTCTTGGCTGCGCCCTACTTCGTCGATGATGCCCCGTTTCAGGGCATCATCCTCATCCAGGCGGCTGGCTACGTCGGAGATGTTTTTAAGATCGAGTGCATCACACACGTCTTTGAGGACGAAGAGGGGTTCGCCTTGTTCGTCTGTCATGACGCGGATGTTGTTGCCGAGGTGGTTGAAAATAGTGATGTCGTTCATCGGTTGTTCTCCTTCATGGAAGCGTACCTACGCCCTGAGCCGGGGCGGTTGTTCATCCAGTACTCGACAGTGTCGATGTGCCAGCCGGGACGCTCACCCTTCCCGGTGAGGTAGAAGATCTCGGGGGCAGGCAGCATGCCCTTGAGGAAGTAGCTCTGGATCGTGCTGTCCGTGAGGCCAACATGCTTAGCGAAGGCGCTGACGCCGAGGTACTTGGGAGTCATTGGATTTCCTTTCTGTCGTTTCCTTCTGACATGAATAATAGTACATGAGTCTTGTGCGCGAATACAAGCTATTAGAAAGTGACTCTCGTCATACTGATATACTAAGAAGCATGAAACACAACCTCCCCGCCCCATCACAACCATGGGGCAACGACATCAACAAACGCCTCGCATCAGTCGAAAATGACCTCATGCTGATCCGTTCGACAGCCAACAACGCAGCACAAAGCGTCACCAGCCTCGTATCAGAACGCGCCACCAACGGCATCGCCAAACCCTTCTACGACGAAGTAGGCGTCTCCTCTCCCGGTCGAGGACGCGGCGTCGGCGTCAACGAAGACATCTGGTACCGCAGCATCCCCTGGGCGGACTCCGGCCTCTTCATGCAGCTGGCTATCTCTGGGTACCTGAGGATCCCTTTGAGCCTCAAACTCTACAGCGGCTTCAGGTACCCTGTTGACGTCTCCATCGGCGTGCGAGGCGCCCGCGCCGAGGACACCCGCTACCTAAGGTGCTTCCTGTCATACGAGCCGACAGGAAACGAAAGCCAAGCAATGATGGTCGCCCACATCAACTACAACACCGTCATCGATTACGAGCATTACAAGGATGGTATTGTGGTCGTGAACATGAGTAATTCCAGTGTGCACCCAGAATGGGTGTACAACTGGGATTCGACAGCACTACTATCCCTGCAAATCGCAGGAGTAAGGTACTAACATGCCCGTTAACCCCCAAGGAATCTGGACCTATTCCGACTCGGATATCGTGCAAAGCTGGCCAGCTTTCATGAATTTGGGCTTTAATACGGTGTCGGATGTCATTAAAGGCCTCCAACAGAACCGTGTTCTCATTGCCAAGAATAACGATGACCAGCGCAACAAGCTCGGCATCATCAGCAAGGCCTCTGTCGGCGCCTACGACGTGCTCATATACCGCTCCGACATCAACGAGATGTACCTTGCGACGAATACTGGCGTGAAGAAAATCTGGGGCGGTGCACCTGAGATTAAGTACATCAACGACAATGAGGCTTTTTCGAAGTGGTACCGCTACACCCAGCACGGTGCGGGCGCTATCATCTCCAAAAACGTATCAATCCCCAGCCAAGGCCTGTGGCTGTTCTCCAACTGCATCACGCTGGACAACAACGACAGTTCCAAAGACACGAACGTCGATGTCTTCCAAGCCATTGGTGATGGTATCTTCTACAACGTTGGCACAACAAACACCTACAATCACGCTGAAGGCGTGCTGTCGTTCCGCATGGCGACAATGGCATACTACGCCGCAGGTCCCCGTAGCGTCCCGGTGCAGGTGAAGATCTCGTGTTCGCCCGTCAACAACATCGGGTGGGGCGGCCTGTGTATCGGGGCATCGAAGATCGGATGAGTATGCTATACTAAGCAGCGACAGTTATTCATCATTGTCTATGTGAATGCTGCCGGGTGGATTGGGTACAAGAAACCCCCTGACTAGTTCTCCTTTCCTAGTCAGGGGGTTTTCTTTATCTAGGCCAGCCGGTGTCGAGTGTCCACTTATGGTGCATCTCGTGCACGAGGTAGTACACCAGATGTCTGAATGCGTCGCGTACATCATTCGCATCCTTGTAGCCGACATCCTTGCCGGTAAGCCACCATCCCAGGTTTTTCAACGTCGCATCCTTGACAAGGCCCTTAGCCTGTGCCGGGGTCTGGTAGTGTACATCATCGACAAGCCAGTCAAGGACAGCGTTCACCTTCACTGGTGTGAGGTCAGCACTAAACTTGTTGCCGGGCCGCAGATCGAACTGCTCAGCCACGATCACGGCCTCGGGGTACTGGTCAAGGTATCTCTTGATGAGTCCCACTGTCTGCGTGTGTGTCGAACAGATGAACTGATCGAAGTGCAGAATCTCCACCTCTTCTTCGACACGGGCAACGACAATCCCTGTGTTGACACCAGGATCAATCGCGATGACGATTTTCATTCTTCTCCTCCCAATTATCATTCAGAATTTCATACTTCGTATCACACAGTCTGTTTCTGTCAGCCGGTGTCGTGCCGCCAAAGACCCCCGACCGGTAACGTTTGCCATCGACAGGTACGTCTTCGAGTGCAAGGCAGTCTTGAAGACACAGTTCTTTGACTGGGCACTGGGAGCAGCAGACCTTTAAGACCTGATAGTAGAACCCTGAGTCAAAGAAAAGCTCAACAGGTACTCCAACACAAGGCGCTTGCTCGTAGGTGCGAATGTCGATCATACTTCCTCCCAATTGTTGCCGACCTCTGCTTCTGCCACGAAGGGCACGCGGTTGAAGACGAGTGTCGCTGCTTTAGACATTTCATGCTCCATCATGCGTGAGCATTCTTCGACAGTTTCTTCAGGGCATTCGACATAGGTTGCGTCGTGGACAAGGCCGATCAGCTTAGCGCCATATTGCCCTACTTGTTCGTTGATCTTGATTGCCGCGTTGAGGCAGATGTCGTTTGCAGTGGACTGTGGAACAAAGGCTAGAGCTTCATTCTGTGTCGAGGCGTAGTCAGCGTCAGGCACGAAGAGATGGTTATATGTCATACCAAACTTGGTCCGACGCATATAGTTTTCTTCCTTCCGCCCGACACTGTGCCGTACTTTCTGCTGCCAGTCTCTAAGCCCTGAGTATGCCCCAAGGTACTGGTTCACAACATACTCGGCCTCTTCGTATGGCTTCTCAAGTTCTGTCGCAATTGCTCGGATTCCTCGTCCATAGTTCAAACCGTACACTACACTCTTTACCAGTGCGCGTCGGTTCTTAGCAGTCTTTGGATGTTCGTGTTTGAACTTCTCGTAGACCTCAATCGAAGGGAACTCTTCTGGCCAAATCTTCGTCATCAGATCATCGAAGAAGTCAGGCGCACCCGGCTGGAAGGCAGCAATCATAACCTCATCATCTGCAAGCTCAGCGACAGTGCGCAACTCAGCCTGAGAGTAGTCGCACGAGATGATCTTGCACCCCGGCGCAGCGACAAGGGCGCGCTTAATGCCACTGTCGCGCCCCATTGTCTGAATAGCTGGCCCCTTGGCCGATAGACGGCCAGTCTTTGTGCCATGGGGCAGGTAGTAGGGGTGGATGCGGCCATCCTCACCACGCTTACGGCGCACGTTCGTAATGTACGAGCCAATCACCTTAGCCACGTAACGGTAGGCAAGCAGAGCGTCGATGAACTCAGTCTCCTTGCCTTCGCGCCGTATCTTCTTCAGGTGCTTTGCGTCGAATGACGGGGATGATACGCCCTTAGATGCGAAATACTCAGCTATCTGCTTAGGCGACTGCGGGTTGAAGTCTTCCCCCGCGAGCTTCTTCAAGACGACAAGGTGCTCATCGCACTGGCACTTGTACTTCTCTTCCAACTCGTCAAGAGCTGTGAACGACACAGCCACGCCGTTCATCTGAACGTCGATCAAAACCTTCGTGACCTCCATACGATAGCGGTAGTAGTCGTGCTTTCCGCTATTCTTGAGTATCGGAAGGAAGTACTCGTACAACTTGAAGGTGTACACAACGTCCATCAGGTTGTACCTGTAAAGCTTTTCACGAGGAATGTTCTCGAAGTACGCACCATGCTTCAAGTAGGACTTAGCATCCGAATCCCAATCAGCAGCACGCAACCAGCGACGAGCCAGAGGCTTCAGGCCATGCTCACCGGCCAGGTTATCGAGCACGAAGTGCATCAGCAGCGTGTCCTCATGGTGATACACATTGATGCCGAGACGCTTCGACAGGTAGGGCATGTCGAACGTGCCATTATGACAGACGACAATGCTGTCCCGACACAGGCGCTCGATCAGCTCAGCAGACTCGGGAGTCTCAGCAAGCTCCTCAGGGATCACCACACCGAACTTTCCATTCCACAAGGCAATCGATAGGATGCGACCAGCCGCGAATGTGTCGTTGTCGATGTCGCCTGCGGACTCGATGTCGAGAGCAATGACGCTCCCCTTCTTGAAGGAGATGTCCTGGCCCTCCCAGATCACCCAGTCCTTACCGAGTTCCAGGCCAGGATCGATAGGGCCAAGGTAGCCATACTGAAGCGCCTGAGCAAGGAACAGGATTGCTTGTGGGTTGGCAACGATCTGCTTAGGCGAGAGCGTCTTGTATGCGTCGCCCTTATAGCCCTTCACAGTGCCGAGTGTGATCCTGATATCTTCGGCCTGTGGGTCATCAACGACTTCGATAGGTGTGCCAGCAGGAAGGCCTGAGACAGCCCTAGCCCTCTTTAGCAGAACTGTGACAAGCACAGGCAGCTTGTCTACGCTGTTAGTCAGGATCTTCATACCTGCCCTCCGATATATTTTATGAAACGATCACTATTCTTTTTCCCTTGAATAACTTCCTGGACGACACCGCGCGCCTGAGCATACGTGATGATTTCTTTCAGCTCCTTCATTCCGTTGATTTCAGACTGGAACTTCAGAAGAATCTTCGGGATTGGCACGAGGCCATTATCCGAGCGAGCAATGAAGCCAATGAACTTATCCACCTTGTTGCTGAAGTTGGAGTTCTTGACGTGGTGAATAAACACCTCGTTCGACGCCATCCAGATAGGAGCTAAGGCAATAGCCTTGAGCATGTGTCGCATCGTGACAACGACGCCGCCATGAGCATTAGGGCCGTTGTACATGGCGAGCAGGGCAGCGATACGCAAGACAGAGAACGTCATACGCTCGGTGCCAGGGAACAGCTCACGGCTACTCATGGCATGTTGTGCAGCCATCACCTTGGCTTCCTCAGAGAACTCGATCCACCGCTCAAACACGCCCGGCTCAAACTCGACAGGGATGCGAACTTCCTCGTGTGCTAGGGACCTGGCCTGGCGTGCGCTGAAGTGCGTGTCGAACTTAGTTGTTGCCCTGATAAGGTTCGACAGCATGAAGTCACGCTGCTTGTCGGCAATCTTGCCTGTCGAAGGATTAACAGCAACCAGCTTCACGTCCTGTGAGGACGTAATGTAGTGGTCCCGTTCATCGACAACAACGAGGCAGCGTGGTGTGAAGCCAGACTCAACTCGTTCTTTCGTCAGGTGCTTCGCGGACTGGTCAAGGATACCTGTCCCGTAGAACGTCATGTAGTACGGTGTCGCTGTCTGGTACGCGACCTTCCCGCCCTTATCCTTACGTGCGACAGCCGGGATATACCCGTCGTAGCTCTTGGTGAGGAAGGGCATCATGGAGGACATGTAGCTGCCCCTTTGTGCAGCGTGTGCGAAAAAGTCCTGCACCTCGTCGATTGCGTACAGGCCAGACTCCTTCGGCTTGGTACGAAGGTATGCCGACAGGGCCTCACCTGTTGAATCTTCAGGTGCAATGAAAGCGTCTGCCCCTTTACCAACACCAATAGCAACGTCCCGCATGATGCCTTCTGCGAGGCGCAGTGATGTTGACTTACGGGACTGGGTGGTGCGTCCTAGTACCAGGAAGTACAGGTTCAATGGCATTCGCTGGACGTTGATGGGCAGGAAGGCGTACTTCGCGAACACTGAGGAGAGGATGGCGAGAGCGCCCGCGTAGTGGAATTGCTTGGGTGCCATTGCTGACTTCGTTGCAGCCCACACGGCGAACTGATCGACGAAGAGACCCATTGGTTCCTGCTCGTTCTCATGCAGGAAGTTCACATTTTGAAGGGTCAGCTCTCGTGCTTCGCTCAGAAGATACGAGGAGCCGGCCTTGGTAGTAGCTTCCAGCTCCTTCTCAGACGGGCCGTTGTGCTGTGCCTTCCATCGGGCATAATCCCGGCTGATCTGCTTCCACAGGTAGCCGTCGCCTCTCCCGTCCATAGCGAACTTGTTGAATTCCGTCCCGCGCACGACGCCGAAGGCTTCGACAATTGAGCAGCCTTCCTCCCAGAGTGCACATTCGAGGTGATACATTTTCGAGGAGCGGTCTTCCTCGTCAATGAACATGTCATCCGTCGCAAGGTCTGTAATGTACGAGCGGTTGACCATGCCGAGGACTTCGTACATGGTGGGGATGTCAGTGGGGAAGTCTTCTTCCTCGATACCCATTCGCTCGACAGGGGGATACTCGGCTGCGAACTCAGCAGCAGTGATCTTCTCATCGCTGACCGTGAGTGTGATTTCCCACGGATCCACTCGCTTGCAGTTGTGCGTGAACGGGACCCTAAGCTTCTTCGACAGGGGCCAGCCACGATCCATGCCGTCGTTACGGTGATCCTCATAGAGCGCTCGCGAGAGGGCTTCCAGCATGTCATTCGACAGGTCCTCGGCGTCGTCGAGCAGCCAGTATCCCTGCCAATGCTTCTCACTGGTCTGAACAAGGATGGAAGGCTGAATCCGCAGCTTGTCAATAGGACAGTCATCCCCATCTGACCACACGCACGCAGCGCGGATGACATTATCCTTGGCCGCGTGGCGTGTGTTCGTGCACGCCGGGGGCTTCGTGTACAGGAAAGGTGAGTAGTACACATCAAGGTCAGCATGTGCCTTGGTGTAAGCCACCATCTTGTCGAGTTGTGCTGGCAGGTTGAACCAGCGGAAGTTTGTGAGGCCGCCCATCGGACCCTTGAGAATAATAGGTGTCCAGCCTTCGCCGTCTGGGAAGACTACCTGGAAAAACTCTGTGAGGTTCATGCCTCTCCCTTCGTATCTACCTATTGTAAGGCGGGGCTACACCTCTTGTCGAAGTGCAGCCCCGCCTAGTTAGTTAACGGTCAGAGTTCGATCTTGGAAGCCTTAAACTTCTTCGGCTTCACATCACCCCATTCGACCTTCTTGATATTGTTGCGCTTGCGGGTCTCACCGTTGTACTCGGACTCCTCGACATCAACGGTGATCGTTGCGGACTTGCCAACAATATCGCGTTCAACCTGGTAGTAGTACTCGCCAGTGCGTGCAGTGGGCTCGGTGGGCCATTCGTTACCGGATGCGTTGCAGAACGCGGGCAGGTCCCAGTGGAGACCATTACTCGTCTGGAGGACCAGCCAGTAACGAATCTGGCGCGCCGCATGCTCGCCTTCCGTGACCACGAAATCAATCGTGTACATGGGCTTGCCCTTCTTGGATTCTCCCAGCTCACAGGCGTCAACAGACACCTTGTAGCGACCCTTGGGCAGAGGTTCGAAAGACATGGACTCAGCAACGTCCAGGCTCATCAGTGCATCGAAATCAATCATTCTTGTTCTCCTTCTTGTTGGTGATGATGTAGTTGTTGATAGTTTCAGGCAGCCACCCGTAGGTGACTAGCTTGTTGTGTCGAATGATAGCATCTGGCTGTGGAAAACCTTTGGAGTTTTCTCGTATGCGGTACAGGATCGTTGTACGGTTGATGCCTGTTAGTTCAATTACGTTAGTGATCGACAGGTACTCAGTCGTTATCCTTCTCCTTTACTCCTTGGGTTTCGCAATGTTCATGGACCCAACCCATAATCTTCCCCATTGTCGTGTTTCCAGACATGGATGGCATCGGATCGAATCGTGTCTTTGCCAGCACTTCAGACGAAGACCGGACAGTCAGAACTGTAACCAGCTCTTCATTGTCGTCATCCCCAATATCCTCCCACGTCATACGACCGATGATGTCGAAGATGCCAGGCAGCTTCTTGAGGCTTTGCTTGCCCTCAAACGACGGGCCGATCAGTGACAGGCGGGAGATGTCATTCACTTCACGTGCTTCATGCGTGATGCAAATGATGTTCAGTCCGAGGTCAAAGCTGATCTTGTTGACAAGATCAATAATCTTCTCATACGTAGCATCCCACATGGCAAAACTGTCTTTGGGATTTATGCTCTTAAAGTGGAACTTGATGAGTTCCTGCAAGCGGTCAATGGTATCGATGATAATAGTCTTGAACTCCATGTCCCGATTCTTGCTGATCTTAACCAGTAGTTCCGCGAATTGCTGGTAGGAGGCGGGCTGGACAACGAGCATATTGTCCAAGTCGCCGTACTTAGCAGCGGGGGCAGTGCCACGTTCAAGGTCGATATATAGGACCGGACCTAACTCTTCAACCTTAGAGGCAGAGACTGCGAGTGAGGTCTTTCCTGTTCCGGACATACCATAGATCAACATCTTGATCTTAGGGGTGGTGACACGAGGGTCAGACACTTCGATGTTGAGGCCTGTCAGGAAGCTATCAAACTTTCCCATGTGTTCTCCTTTCTTCTCTACCGCTTAAAAGCGCAGTAGTAACAGCCGGGATGGCTGTCGAGTTCTCCAATAAGGTCCCGATTTTCATCGGCCCACTGGAAGATTTGGTTGGCTCGTTCGAGGACAGCAAGAGCTGCCACTCTGTCGTACTTGAAGCATAGCTCATGGCTGGCTTGCAGGACACTCTCGATGGTGCAGTCCCTCGGGAAGAGGACAAGCGAGCAGTAGTTCACCTCGTAACCAGTGTTCTCCATGCCCAAACCGTACAGCATCAATTGATAGTAGTACTTTTTGAGCTGAAGCTCAGTGCGAGAGTCCGAGTAGAACTCTGGCCCTTGATGTTCATTGAAGAAGGTCGCTGACGAAAAGGCCTTGATCTTCTTCTTTGACAACACTTTGTAGTCAACGACATGCCCTGTCGCCACGTCGAAGCCATCACAGGTACCAGAGATGTCTCCGTACCCGTCGATGGTGCCGACAGTTACCTTAGTCTCCTTGAGGTAACCCTTGAGGCCAATGACATTCTCTAGGTAGAGGTGGAAGGCCGTGCCAATCATCGGCGCGAGGGGGTGGTTGTTCTCATCCTCGTGGATGCCAAGCAGCTTCTCTGCAAGGCAACGCTCACAGAGGTCTCCCAACTCAGACGGCCCTACCTTACGTTGCCTGTCACGCGGCGAAGGCTTTGACAGTTCCCGAATCAGCTGATCGTAGATGTCACTCATGAGACGCCCATTCCTTGTACTGCTCTTCCTTCATGACGTATAGATTCCATGCAAACTGATGCAAGTCATCTAGAGGCGACTCAATGAAAACCAGAAAGTCGCCTTCCTTAATGACCTTCCACAACTCCCGTGTCCCAAACAACGGGACACACGAAGTGTGGCGCACGATCTGATCCGAGCCAGTCTTAACCTCCCACCTTGTCTTGCGAATTTTGTCCTGTTCGATGGTTGTAAACATGAATCCGGGTGGAACCTGGATAACCAGCTTATTCTTCGACATGATGAACTCCCTTCGACAGGCCCATGAGGAGAGTAGTTGCCTCGCTAGAGTTGTTGTAGTCCCCGAGGTAGACAACCTCCATGATCTCAGGACAAGATGAGATGAGGTGTGCGCACCCACGACAAGGATAGTGAGTCACATAGAGAGTGTATTCACTCCCATGTTCTGCCATCTTCCGGATGGCACCCCGTTCCGCGTGCACAGTGTTGACGCAGTGGCCATCCACCATTCTGTGCCCGCCTGTGTCGCACGGCTCAAGGCCAGGTGGCGTCTCGTTAAAAGCACTCGACACCACCTGGCCGCTCGCACGGTCAACGATCACACACCCGACATGCGCACGGTCGCAGCGGGACTTCTTAGCCTCGTCCCGTGCTGCTTGAATGTACTCTCTCACTTGGAAAGAATCTCCTTATGCTCCGGTGACATAGTAGCTGCCCATCCGAGAACCTTGTATCCGAAGTCGGTGACTCCCAGACGAGGGTCAATGATCTTCGGGACTCGTGACCACTTGTAATCGAGGAATGCGAGAGTGTTTCCACTCAAATACCTCATGAGCCTTGCGAGTGCAGAAGTCTTCAAAACGACCATGTTGCCGTCTTCATCCTCCTTAAGCGCAAGCAGACTCATTCCACTCAGCCGTGCCGTGTAGGGACAAATGTTCTCAGGGAAGTCGTCCCTGTAGAAACCTACCTCGTTTCGGTCATGATCCACCCACATGAGTGACAGGTCAAGAGGCTTTGCTGCGTCGAGGTCAATGCTCTTCAACACCAGCTCGCGTGCGTTGCACTTCAGATCCGTGAGTGTCGGCACAGTGAAGATCCGGTTGTTGAAAGGATCAACGACAACCATCTCGTTGTCACCCGTCCACCACTGTGCGCACACAGTGCCGCTGGTGTTGATCAATCGCAGGTCACCATTCGCGAGGAAAGCTGTGCCAAGTTTTGCCCCACTCGGAGTGGTGACAATGCCATCTTCGACAGGAAGATACTCCCGCTTGATGTAGTCAGACGGCAAATCCTCCCAACCGTAGCCAAGGATGGGGCTATAGATTTCCTTGATGCTTACTCCCATGTTTCACCTGCTTCGTAATAATGAAATTCAACAATCGGGACATACTGTCGAGTTGGGTACCGAACTCTGTCACTAATGTAGTACCTGACAGCGTCAAAGCCGATTGACACTGTCCGTGATGTGAATAGTGATTCATCCCCCTGCGGGGTATACCACAGGTGAACATCCTGACTGTCGTTGAATGAGGTCCCATTGTTAGCAGCTTCAGTTTCTTTCCGACCATCCAATGCCACATAGGTCTCCCACTTGTAATCAAGTGCATGAACGCAGACGACACTGCCATCAGTGAACTGGATATATGCATCCCTGTTGTTGTTGTCTAGCCAGAACTTTTCCACATTCTTCTTCAGAAGCTTAGCGACCGTTTTGTGATTGCACTCTACAATCTGCATGGCTCAGAACCCCTTACTCGCCTTGTAGTCCATAACAGCTGCCACAATAATGGCAATGATCGTAATCACTGCAACCACAGCGACATAGCCTACGAAGGCCCACATGATGTAGTTAGGGAACCAGACTGCCGCAATTGTAAATGCAACGCAGAAAATAAAGAAAGGGTCAAAGTTAATGGTCCGGGACTTGTTGTTATCAGACATGTTTGTTCTCCTTCAGTTTGTTGGTTTGTTTTTCAGATAAGGCCGGATGCCTTGAGCTTGTCGAAACGCTCTTGCAAGCGTCCCAGAACACGGTTGTCTACAGTATCAGTCGCCTGAATCAGGAAACGGTTAACAGGCTGTGTCTGCCCCTGTCGGTTGAGTCGGCCTGTTGCCTGTTCGTTAATCACCAGGCTGTTAGACTGACTCAGCCAAATCTCAGTATGACAGACTTCCTGGAGTCCATCAACTCCCTCACTCATAGCCTCATGCTGAGCGACAATGACACGGACTGTCCCGTCAATCATGGCGTGGAAGTCACCACGGGACTTACCAGACACCTCAATGCATGAGATACTGGCTTTACGCAGACGGTGCAACACTGCCTTGATGAACTTCTGGGAGTGTACCCACACAACGACAGGTTCGTCCTCGGGAAGATCAGCAATGATGTCCATCATTGCGTCTAGCTTCGAGGACTTACAATCCTCATGGTAATCGACAGCCCCATCCTCGTTAAACGATGGCACTCCCAGTGTCATCTGTCGAAGCCGTAGGTCTAGTTCCATTGGAATAGACAAGGCCAGTGGCTCGTCATTCAAGTACGTGAGTGCGTCTTTTTCCAGGTCGTTGTACAGCTTGCGTTGCGTGCGAGACAATTCCGCTTCGACATGGTGAATAATCACGCCGGGTAGCTCCGGGTTTGCCTCAGCCTGAGACACCTCATGGTACGATGGCGCACCACGGCGCACCATGCCCGGATGCTTCTCGCTCGTATAAGTCTTCCCGAAAGAGCTAAAGGCATTGAACTCTTCCGTGAAAAACTTGGCACAGAAGTCCCAGTAGCCGCCATAGTGGTTAGGCCACAGGAACTTGAGGGCCGCCCAGATGTTGCAGGGCTTATTCCCTGCTGGTGTCGCACTCAAGGCGAGCCGGTATTTGGCTTGAATGTTTCGTGCGACAGCGAAGTTCAGGGAAGAATGGTTGCACGCGCGGTGCCATTCGTCGGCAATGAGCATGGCGAACTCGACACCGTAGAATGGCTTGCTCATGGCTTTGTAGACCATCTTCTTAGCCTTGCCGTCCCAGCGCTTTTCCTTATTGCGTGAGCGCATCAGCTCCCAGGTAATAAAGTAGACACCAGGTTTGTGGGCTTCAAGGTTGTCCCATACTTGCAGGGCAGCCTTAGTTTTCTTCCCAGACAGGGTGACCATGTCGAGACCTGCGAGCATTTTCCAGTGCTTGCGCCATCCTGATTCAGTGCGGACAGGGGCAACCACGAGGATGATTTGATCCTTGATTGTATCCCCGAATGCGTTTATGGCATTCCACACCGACACAGCGGTCTTGCCTGTTCCGAGGCCCGCGCCTACCAGCCCCGTGAAAGGCGTCTTAGAGTTTGATAGCCCTTCCAATACTCGGGACTGGTAGGAACGGGGGGTGAATGTCATGCAATCTCCCAGAAAACAACCTGTTCAGTGGATTCCATATCCCGTGTGAGCATGACATCTAGTCCGAGCTGATCCAAGGCAAACTGCAGATCCTCATTGATGGCCGACACATCCGTCTCAGGGCGTTCAACACCCCAATACCCGTCACGCCCAACCTCAGCACAAATGGTCAGGTCAGTTCCACCATACAGGTAGGTTGCTACATAGAATCCCTGGTCAACAAGCTCGTTAATGTCATGCTTTGCAGCCACCCGTCGGATAGCAGCTTCGACAGCCTTGGCACAAACCTGCTGGTACTTTGTAGTGATTTCATCAAGAGACATGTCAGTTCCTTTCTGTTGTAATAATTTCTGCATAGAAGATGTGATCCTTAACGACACCTTCTGCGTATTCAACCTCTTCAAGGCTATCCTCATTAAATGTTGCCTTGATGTCGAACGTTGGTAGTTCGTGCGCGCCGGGGATGACAACGAGTGTTGCCCAATCCTTCACCCATAAGAATCGACCATTCTGTCCGCCCCACTCTTCGTAACCGATGGCGGGAAGCATCTCATTCCACCACTGATGGAAACCAAGCCCACGAATCCAGTCATCATGCAGGGTCTCCCAGTCAGTATCAGGTTTGAACTCCCCATCATGGTACAGCTCGTAGAAGATGTCTTCCTTAAACTCTTCTAGCTTAACAGTTGGCCCTTCCACCCAATCATTTAGCATTGCGTCTTCTCCTCAATGTAAATGCTTATGCCGTTAGGCAATTCAATTTCTATCCCTGTTCCTAGGGTTTTGTGAATGATTTCAGCCGCTCTCATCTGTCGAACAGATTCAAGCCACTGAGTTGAATACTCGACAAGCTCACTGTTTTCCAGGGCAAGGGCAGTGGCTTCCACCTGTTCAATAGTGTAGCCACTACCCGTGCCGTATGTCTTCCACCTCATCGGAACGTCGCGTAGACCTCCGACACATTGGTGGCAGGTTCCAGGTCAATGAGACCAAGGCTTGCAAGCCTACGCGTGTTCAACTTCGGCTTGTCGTAGCAAGCCTCACGCACTGCCTTGGGCAGCTTCTTGAAAGCTGCCATCTTCTCAACCGCCGCCGGGTTAACTGTGCGTCGCACCATGAACGACACGGACGTGTCTCCCACCGTAATCTTGTCGCCGGATTGGAAGGCTGTGCACAGTTCCCGCTTCAGGTTGTCACGGGCCTCGGTTAGCTCAGCAATCTCAGTATTGAGCTTGGCGATACGTGTAACGAGTGCTTCAATGTTCATTGCTTTTCTCCTTCTGTTGTCTTACCACAGAGTACTAGGGTTGTTTTCGTTCATCCATTCAATGTTTTGATGTGTGTCACCAAAGCATTCTTCCAGACTATCCCAATGAAATACCTCTAGATGGGCCGTGAGTCCAAGGTTTGCAGACTTCCACCCCAATTCTGAAATTAGGGAATATCAAGACGTTTCATTTGCCTGATTTCCTTTCAGTTAATCCGGCGGATAATGCCTTCGACACACATAGTCGACAGTGTGTCTTTCACGTAGTCGTTCCAATCGTCCCACGCGACTTCGCGTGCAACCTGACTCGCAGTGTAAGCCTTCCCAAAGATGAGACTAGGCTTATTCGCTTTGTCGAACACACGCGTGCAAGCATCCTCAAGGCTTTCGAG